CTCAGATCTGGACGCACTACAAGAAAAACTAACTAAAAATGTATTTGATGAAAATATTGGCTCAATGTTACCACGTTTAAATGGCTATGTAAAAGAATATCAGGCAAAAATGGAAGCAGCTCAGGCATTTGATCAACTAAAACAACAAGTGGAAGAATCAACCAGCATACCAGTTAGTGCGATGCCAGATCTCGAACTTACAAGTATGGTAGTATATGAAAGCCCAACAGTAAACACCACGGAATTAATCAATTTGGTCCTACCTGTCTTAGAAGATGACACAATGAAAACAACATTGGGTAAAATTGCTGAAGGTGTCAGCAGCGGACACTTAGATCCCATGGCAGTAGAAAATCTAACACGCAGCATTATTGCCAAGAGCAGTATGCAGGCATCAGTTAGCGAGGATCGTTTTGAAATTGGCACGATGTTTGAGTCAGCACTAAAACGATTCACAATAGAAGAAATATTGAAGTAATCAACTAAATATCGAGGGTAAGAATACTTCGGTAAACTTGCCCTTGACATAGCAAGTATATCTTGCTACAATACGTTCATGAAACATATGTTTCATGATCCAGGCACATTTAACTGGCATATTATGGAGAAAAACTATGGCTACATTGGCAGAAATTAGAGCTCGTCTATTAGAGCAAGAAAACAAAAACACTGGTAATAGAACCGGTGGCGGCGACAACGCAATCTTTCCTTTTTGGAACATTCCTGAAAACTCAACCGCAACCTTACGTTTCCTTCCTGACGGAGACGCAACAAATGATTTTCCCTGGCGTGAGCGTCAAATCATCAACTTGGAATTCAGTGGTATAAAAGGTGGTGATGAGCATAAACGAACCGTTGTAAAAGTTCCCTGTGTTGAAATGTGGAAAGAAACTTGCCCAGTTCATGCTGAGATTCGTCCTTGGTATAAGGATCCAGCCTTAAAAGAAGAAGCCAACAAGTATTGGAAAAAACGCAGTTATATCTTCCAGGGCTTTGTAGTTCAAAGCAGTTTGGCAGAAGAAACTGTTCCTGAGAATCCTATTCGCAGGTTTATTATTAATACCAGCATCTTTAACATTGTTAAGGCAGCACTTATGGATCCTGAAATGGAACATTTGTTTACTGACTTTGACAACGGCACAGATTTTCGTCTTACCAAAACTACCAAAGGTCAGTATGCTGATTATACTACCAGTAACTTTGCTCGTCGTGAACGAGGCCTAAATGAAGTTGAACGTGCGGCTATTGCTGCTCACGGTTTGTTTAACCTAAATGACTTTATGCCCAAGAAACCCAGCAAAGAAGAAGTTGATGTCATTTATGATATGTTCAAAGCCAGTGTTGATGGTGAACTGTATGATCCCAATCGTTGGGGACAGTTTTTTAAACCAGTAGGTGCAAATTTTAGCACTCAAGACAGTGATACTACTGGCAGTGAGCCCGCAGCGGCTAAACCCACCATGGTAGTTGCAAAGCCCGCAGTGGTAGCGCATGATGAAGATGATCCTCCGTTTGATCCAGATCCTGCTCCAACTCCTGAAAGTAAAAAGAACGTCAATGACATTCTTGCTATGATTCGCAATCGTAAAACTACCTAAGCAAAGGGGCGAAAGCCCCTTACCACTATGTTGAAAACACGATTAATGTTGAAAAAACGGCTATTAAGCAAATCAAGGTATGAAGGCGTGACTCTTCCTGACGAAAGATATCGTACTATTGTTCAAACTAGAAAGTTTCTAATGGAACTTACCAGTCCACATATGACTCCAAAAGTTCCAAAGGTTATACGTGAACGTGCTAGGAATTTATTAAAGCATTATCTTGATAATTACACATTGGAAATGATGTGCAAAGATATGCCCGATTACTTTGCCAAAGAAATAGATCCTGTGACTAGGATAATCATGGAATATAACAGGGATAGAAAAAATGACCAAACCCTTTGATGTAAGTAAATTTAGAAAAGATTTAACCAAGGCCATTGATGGCCTCAGCATTGGCTTTAACGATCCAACAGATTGGATCAGCACTGGTAACTATACCTTAAATTATCTTATCAGCGGAGACTTTTTCAAAGGTGTCCCTCTAGGTAAGGTCACTGTATTTGCTGGAGAAAGTGGTGCAGGCAAAAGTTATATTTGCTCAGGCAATCTTGTACGTCATGCACAGGAACAAGGCATCTTTGTAGTATTAGTTGACAGTGAAAATGCCCTTGATGAAGCATGGTTACATGCTTTGGGTGTTAGCACTGCTGACGATAAGTTACTGAAGTTGAACATGGCCATGATTGATGATGTGGCAAAAACTATTAGCAAGTTTATTGGCGACTATAGAGCATTACCTGAAACCGATAGACCAAAAGTTTTATTCGTTATTGACAGTTTAGGCATGTTACTTACTCCCACAGACGTCAATCAGTTTGACGCAGGTGATTTAAAAGGTGACATTGGACGTAAACCCAAAGCATTAACCGCAC